CTGGTGGAAGCTGAGAAATACCCGGGAAGAGGGAGGCTTTGATGGCTACCGGAGCGTATCCGGGTGGCTGCACAACGTCATCGTCAGCAAGCACGCGGATCTGATGGAGAACTACCCGGAGCCCGTGATTCTCCCACGGGAGGAGGAAGACCTGGAGGAGGCCCGGATTTTAAGCGCCGTGGTGCCCTGCATCTTGGAGCAGAACCATTTCGACGCGGTCTATTCCGATGCCATGTGGCAGAAATGCAAGTCCGGCACCGCCTGCTACAAAATCGTTTGGGACAGCGCTTTGCACGGCGGTCTCGGCGACATCGCCATCCATCGGGTGGATTTGCTGAATCTCTACTGGGAGCCGGGCATCGGCGATATCCAGAAGAGCCGCTATCTATTCCACACGGAGCTGCGGGACAAGGACCTGCTGCTGGAAGAATATCCCCAGCTTCAGGGGAAAATGCGTGCCGAGTCCTTCCTGGATACCAAATTCCTCTATGACGACCAGGTGGATACCTCTGATAAGGCAACCGTTGTGGAGGTCTACTATCACAAGGGCGGCGTGCTGCACTACTGCAAGTTTGTGGGTGATACGGTGCTCTTTGCCACGGAAAATCAGCTGGAACCCACACTGACCGACGACGGTCAGCTGCTGAAGGCACCTATGGCCCAGACAGGTCTTTACGACCACGGCAAGTATCCCTTCGATTTTGACCCCCTGTTTCCCATCGAGGGAAGCCCCTGCGGCTATGGCTATGTGGATGTGTGCCGCAGCCCCCAGACGGAAATTGACCTGATGAAGACAAGCTTCGTCCGCAATGCCCAGGTGGGGGCCACACCCCGGTTCTTCAGCCGCCAGGACGGGGCTGTGAACGAGGCGGAGTTCCTGGATCTGAGAAAGCCCATCGTCCACGTGGCGGGGAATCTGGGAGAGGACAGCCTCCGGCAGATTCCCTTCAACGCCCTGGACGGTACCTACTTAAGCATGCTGGACCGGACCATTCAGGAACTGCGGGAAACCAGCGGCAACACCGAAACCTCCACCGGCAACATCGCCTCCGGCGTTACGGCGGCTTCCGCCATCGCGGCGCTCCAGGAGGCCAGCGGCAAGGGCAGCCGGGATACGGTCCAGGCGGGCTACCGCTCATTCGGCAGAATTGTGGAGATGGTGATTGAGCTGATCCGCCAGTTTTACGATCTGCCCCGGAAGTTCCGGATTCTGGGCCGCTTCGGGGCGGAGGAGTTTGTGTGCTTCGATAATTCCGCCCTTCAGCCCCAGCCCTATGGGGAGGCCTTCGGCCAGAATATGGGCCTGCGGCTGCCGGTATTCGATATCAAAATCACTGCCCAGAAGCGCAATTCCTACACCCGCATGACTCAGAATGAGCTGGCCCTCCAGTTCTTCCAGCTGGGCTTCTTTGATCCCCAGCGGTCGGACCAGGCCATGCAGTGCCTGGAGATGATGGAATTCGAGGGAAAGGACCAGCTTCTGCGCAGGCTCTCCGAAAGCGCCAGGCAGTGGGCCCAGGCTCAGGCAGAGACCGCGGGAAAATTCCCGGAGCTTTCCCGCCAGCCTCTGGAGGAGCTGCGGCTGAAGGCCGCGGAAGGAGGCATGGAATGATTCGGGCGGAATATGTGCCCCGGGAGCATACGCTCCTGGTCCGTGGCCATGCGGGCAGCGGCGATCCGGGAAGGGATCTGGTATGCGCCGGAGTATCCGCGCTGGTCCTTGCTCTGCGGGAAGAACTGCTGCAGCTGGAAGAAGCGGGGGCGGTGAGCATCCGCCGTCTGCAGCTGGAGCCGGGCTTCGCGGATATCCGCTGTGTTCCCGGCGCCCATGGGGAAGGGACGGAGCTGGTCTTTGACACGGTGGTGAAGGGTATGGAGCTTATGCAGAAGCTCTTTGGGGAGTTTGTGGAAGTAAGACGGATTCCCATGAAATGAAAGGTATGTTTTATCTAATCCGCAGCGGGCGTTCAGCCCGGGAATATAAAGGAGGAACTATGAAAGAAATCAGAATGGGCCTTATGCAGCTTTTCGCGGAAGCTGAGGCAGGCCCCACGGGCGAAACAGCTGCCGACGCCGGGCAGCAGGGAAGCGTGGATGCCACCCAACGGGCGCAGACGCGGGACGCCGCCGCAGAAGGCACCGCTTCCGGTCGGGTAACCTGGGAGGAAGTGAAGGCTGATCCCCAGTTTAACCGGGAGATTCAGAACATCGTCAAGGAGCGGCTGAAGGCTGAGCGGCGAAAGCAGGCGGGCATTCAGCCGGAGGAAGGAATGTATTTGGGTTTTGACGCCCATTTCCGCTCCCTGGAGCAGCAGGCGGAGGCTATGAAGGAGCTGTTTCCCGGCTTCGATCTGCGATCTGCCCTTGACGACCCCGCCTTTGCCCGGATGACTGCCCCGGATGTGGGCATCAGCGTGGAGGATGCTTACTATGCCCTCCACCGTTCGGAGATCCAGTCGGCGGCCATGCAGGTGGCAGCGCAGAAGACCGCCCAGATGCTCTCCGACACCATCCGCAGCGGAAAAATGCGGCCGGCCGAGAACGGCACCCGGTCTCAGGGTGCCAGTGTTACGGGCTTTGACTACCGCGCGGCAACCCCGGAGCAGCGCAACGCTCTTAAAAAGCGCATCCGGGACGCCGCTGCCCGGGGAGAAAAAATCTACCCGGGGATGTAATGGATGTAGGGGAGGCGTTCTGCCTCCCGGGGGACGGGAGACCCGTCCCCTACAAAAAAGAAAGGAGAAAAAACTATGGAAATCATCAATTATCTGCAGCTGTTCGCGGAGGCGGGCAGCGTTGTGAACGCTACTACGGGTTATGTGAATGCCCATTCCGGTGCTTCTGAGGATTTTTCCGGCGCCAATACCCTGAGCGCCGAGCTCAAGACCTATTACGATACCGAGCTTCTGAACAATGCCCGGGTGGAGCTGTATTACGCCCAGTTCGCCAAGAAGCAGCCTCTGCCCGCAAATCACGGCAAGACTGTGGAATGGCGCAAGTGGAACACCTTTGAGAAGGCCAAGCAGCTTCAGGAGGGTGTGATTCCCAACGGCCAGAAGTTCGGCGTCAGCGCCAAGACCGGTACCATCAATCAGTACGGCACCTATGCCGCCGTATCCGACCGTCTGGAGATGCGGGCTTTCGACGATGTGATTCTGGGCGCCACCGAGGAAATGGGCGCTTCCGCCGCCGAAACCCAGGAGACCCTGATCCGGGACGCGCTGCTGGTGAATACCAACGTGCTCTACTGCGACAATGTGTCCCTGGCGGACGGCGCTGTTGCTTCCACCCCCACCGTTCCTGCTGAGATGGAGGCAAGCGAGGCCCAGATGTCCATGCTGACCCCCAATATGGTTGCCAAGGCCGTGACCAAGCTGAAGAAGGACCGGGTGCCCACCATCGGCGGCAAGTATTACGCCGTCATCCATCCTTCCGTTGCCTATGACCTGCGCAAGCACGATGCCTGGATGGAAGCCCACAAGTACGCTGCCCCCGGCGAGATTCTCAACGGTGAAATCGGCGAGCTCCACGGCTGCCGCTTCATCGAGGACGTGTTTGCTCCCGTGCTGGAGGGCGACTATGCCAACAAGGCAGGTACCGTTACCTACGCTACCTACTTCTTCGGTAAGGATTCCTTCGGCATCATTGACCCCGAGGGCGGCGCTCTGCAGATGATCGTCCACGATAAGTCCGAAATCGGCGGTCCTCTGGACCAGTTCTCCACCGTGGGCTACAAGCTGGAGACCAACGGCGCTACCATTCTGTACCCTGAGCGGATTCTCCGGGTTATGAGCTGCAGCTCCTTCTCCGGCACCGACGAAGCAAACTAAGGAGGGAGAAGCCATGGAAGAAAGAGTGGAAGTCTATATCCCCAAGGGCTATGTGAATGAAGAGCCCAATTTCTTCGTAAGCGTTGGCGGTGTGAACTATCTGCTGCCCCGGGGTGCCAGCAGCATGGTGCCCAAGGCAGTGGCAGCGGAAATCCACCGGGCCCGGAAGGCCCAGGAGCAGCTGGACCGGAAGATTGGGGAGCTTCTGGACCGGCAGTAAGGAGGTGGCGGCATGACCATTGCTGAAGCCATCGACCGGGTGGACCGGCTTAAATACAATGCCTATTCTTTGCAGGAAAAGCGGGAGTGGCTGCGCAAGGCGGAGTGGATGATCAAATGGAACATCCTGGATACCCACGGACCAGGACTTCCCTTCCGGGATTTGAATCCCGGCTCCCCCGCCAATCAGGAGCTGATTGCCCCGGCGCCCTTTGATGAGCTGTATGTCAAATGGCTGGAGGCCCAGATTGACCTGTATAACGGGGAGGCGGAACGGTATAACGGCTCCATTGCCCTGTTTAACCGGGAGTTTGAGGCCTTTGAAAGCTGGTATAACCGCAGCTATGCCCCTGTGAACCGGGGGACGTGGAAGAATTAATTACCAATGCAGCGGGAGGCTTAAAAAGCCTCCCCTGCAGGGTAAGAAAGGAGTTTTTTATGCGATATCCGACAATCCCGGTGCGAAGGGTCAAGATTCGGTCTGTGGACAGCTTCGGCGGCCTCAACCGGGAGCCCCGCCCGGGGGCGGGAGAATTTACATTTATGGAGAACCTGACGAGCCAGGCGTATCCGCTGCTGACGCCCCGCTCCAAGCGGGGCGTTTATGCAAAGCCCGCCTCTCCCCAGGGGCTCATTGCCATGGACCGGCTCTGCTACGTGGACGGGGCGGACTTCGTTATGGGGCAGGAGCGGATTTCCATGGATCTTTCGGTGCAGCCGGAGGACTGCCCCAAGACCTTGCAGGCCATGGGTGCTTACGTCATCATTCTGCCGGACAGAAAGTATATCAATACCCTGAATCCTGAGGACAGGGGCGATATTGAGGCGGTTTTTTCCGCTGAAAGCATTACCGCTGCCCTCTGCCGGGAAGATGGGGAGACTTTGGAAAATGTGACCGTAGGGGACGCTGCCCCTGAGGAGGGACTGTGGCTGGATACCTCCGAAAGCCTGCCTGTTCTGCGGGAGTATTCCCAGAGTCAGGGACAGTGGGGAGAAATCACCGCCTTTACTTCCCTGTCCGCTCCCGGCGTCGGAGCGGGATTCTTTCCGGGAGATACGGTCAGAATCTTCGGCGCTCTCTGGCAGGTGGCAGCGGCGGAGGAAAACAAGCTGGTGCTGCAGGGGGCAATGAAGCCGGGCCCATTGGAAAATCCGGAAATTGCCCGCCGGATGCCCCGGATGGATTTCATCACGGAAAGCGGCAACCGGCTCTGGGGCTGCCGGTATGGCCCCGACCGGGAGGGCAACTTCGTAAATGAGGTATATGCCAGCAAGCTGGGAGACTTTCGAAATTGGGAAACCTTTCAGGGCCTCTCCACCGACAGCTACGCGGTCTCCTTCGGCGACGCCGGTCCCTTTACCGGAGCGGCCACGTTCCTGGGAAGTCCCCTGTTTTTCCGGGAGGAGTGCATCCATAAGGTTTACGGTACCGAGCCTGCCTCCTACCGGGTCCAGACCACCCATTGTCAGGGCGTTCAGGAAGGCTCCGACAAAAGCATCGCCCGGGTGGGAAACTGTCTTATTTATAAAGGAAGGGACGGCGTCTATTCCTACGATGGAGCGTTTCCTTCGGATATTTCCCGGGAGTTGGGCAGGGAAAAACGACACAGTGCCGCAGCCGGGGCCCTGGGGGAC